TTGGGTTTAAGGTTGGCATTGGTAGAGGTGTTGATGAGCGTTGGAAGCGGATGAAGCGAAACCAGTCGCGGTGTTGGCTGCGAAATAGCGCGTCTACAATTTGACGTGTCCGCGTCGGGTTGCTGTTGGCAGTGAATGGATAGTCCGCGTGCATCGCATACATGCCGCTCGGCAGCTTGTGGATGTAGGCCTCAACGACGATGCCGTTGTCGAGGGTAATCGGGGTGTAACTGATGATGTCGTGGTTCATTGGGTTTGGGTTTAGAGGGTTAAAAGAATGCGCGTTGTCAAGTCGCGCCCCTTGGTGGTTGGTTTAGTAAATTTCCCTTCTCCAACTTGTGCCGTGTATTTTTTTTATGGTTTTATTATTTAAAATCGTACAATAAAAACCATCAGCATAAGCATATTGATTTTCCATTTTAAATGTTTTAGGCTCTCTGCCAAAGTATGCAATAAAATCAGCTTTAATCTTTTGCTCTAATTTGATGTTTGTGGTAGTCATTGTTTTTGGGTTTAAAGGGTTAGTGTGTTTTTTTCCGTTTTGGTATATGCAAATATACATACATATATATATATGTTCCAAATCTTTTTTTATTTTTTTTTCTGCGTTTCCAGCGCGTAGGGGCACATTCCGAAAAAAACTTTCAGACACCATTGATTTTGAAGCCTTGATTTTTCGCCGTTACCTCAACCTTGCGAACAAAACGACGCTCGCCAGCAGTCCCAGAATCGCCCCCATTAGCAGTATCGGCCACCTGCTTTTGCGCTTCTTCGGCTCAACTACAACGGTGCGCTCTACGATTGTCGTATCGCGCAAAATAAGCCTCTCCACGACCGTATCTCTGCGCAAACGTATGACAATACCACTGCCTGAATTTGCGACGCTTAGAACGCTTGTTTTAGCGCTGTCGCGCAAAGTGAAGCGGCGTATCATCCCGGCGCTGTCGCAGAGGTCGGGAAGAGTCAACTCCGTCAAGCTGCCAGCGGTCACGACTTGCCGGTCAGTGTGGACGATGGCGCTCGTGCGGATCACCTCCGCAGGCTTCCGGCAGCAGCCGGTAAGCAGCAAGCTAAATATGAGCGTACTCCTGTGTAGCATTGAACGAGGGACAGGCTTTGGCCACCTTGGGGAAGTCACGATGGCCCAGAATCTTGGCGGTTGGGTACTTGGCGCGCCATTGGTGCAAGACCTGTGAAAGCGCGTCTTTTTGGCCTTGCGTGCGATTGTCGACCGGATTGCCTCGGCTGTCTACGCCGCCGATGTAGCTGACGTGGAGGCTTAGCGAATTGTAGCCAGCAACGCCGTTGCACACGGTGTCATCGGGTGCGAGCGTGATGACATCTCCGTTGGGTTTGATGACCTTGTGGTATCCTGGTGACTTCCACTTTAGATTGGTACGCCAGTAGTTCTGGATCGAATCGATTGTAGTTGAGTGCGGTGTCGCGGTGCAGTGGACGACGAGGTATTTGATGTTTCGCATAATGCCTGATTAGGTCACAAAATTAAATATCATTCGCCTTCATTTTGCACCCCATCAGGTACGAATCAATGCACCTCCTACCACTTTACACCCTATCGGGTGCTTGTCGTCGTAAACGTCGCATCAATGACGCGGGTGTCCATTTTCTTGGTGTTCAGATGAATTAGCTTCAGCTTCATCCAGTATCCACCGAGCGGCTTCGGCGGCCTGCCTCGCTCAACGTGGAAGCCTCCAACGCCGCCATCGTATTCCTCCTTGTATGTCGCCGTGCGTATCTGATGCAGAGGCCGTTGTTTAATTATGTAGTCGTTGCGGTTGAGGTATGTGATGACGTTGATGTGGTGGTACAACTCGTGAACGTGACCCTGCCACGTGCAGTCGTAGCCTTCAACCATCGCCATGATCCGCTGATCCTGAATGATGCCCTTGGTCACTGGTCCACCTCCGCCTGATCCGTGGTAGTAATGCATTGCAAAGCGCGTCCGGTGGTTCGCTTTAGGACTATGCGTGAAACCGAACAGGATTGCGCCGCCGTAGCCGCCAAGCTGAACGTCAGTGCCGCACTCGTGGTTTAGCAGCGTGACGAACATCTGCAATGCGTCGAACTCGACATTGCGGATCACGCTCGTTTCGTGGTTGCCATAGCCAATCAGCGCGATGTGTTTGGCGTATGGCTTGAACCACTGCACTGCGTCGTTCACGACGGCCTGCAGGTAGTTGCCTTTATTATGTTCCGGCCTAATTTCATCCTTGCCCCTGCGTGGATCTCCGCGCCCCTGCATCAGGCAGAACGTGTCGCCGTTCATGATGATCTTTGCGCCTCTGCGCACGGCTTCGTCGAGGTGGCTTTTCAGCAGGTTGCGATCGCAATGCGGGTTGTCCCAATGGATGTCGCTGACCAGCAGAAACTCCGCCTCCCTCCCATCGCAGTCGAAGGTGTGAACATTCGCTGCGTGTCGGGTTATTTTCATACTATTGGTTTGGTGTCGATTTCAGCAGCTTCATGATGCGCACTTCCAGTACCTCCGTGATCTTGACGCCTGAAAAGCCGACGATGAAGGCGAGGCCGTACTCGATATTCGGTGCTTTTATGTTCAGGATGCCGATGATCACAGGCGCGATGTAGGTAGCCGATAGCGTGCCTGAAAGCACGGCGATCAGCTGCATTTTCCAATTCTTCATCTTGGGTGCGAGCAGTAGTGCGCCGAAGAAACCGGCGATGGTCAGGCCAAGGTTGATGCCTATCGATTTGAGGAAGTCGATCATTGTTAATCTTCGTTTAATGTGTTGTTCAAGTCGTCGCGCTCGGTGTAGTCTTTGCCGTACTGCTCATCCCAGCCTAAGAAGGTATGCACCCCGACAGGCGGAGGCCAGCACTCGAAGGGCAGGTAGGTCGGGTCAGGCTCTGCATCCCAAAGGATGTCGACGCAGTAAGTTCCCTCAATTTCACCCAGCGGCACTGCGAAGCCTTGCGGTTGTGGTAGCGCGGTGTAGGCGGCTTCGGATTGGAAGCGATATTTCCTAAAGGTCGGCATTATAGTCGGGTTAATTCGGCGAGTTGGGCATCGGTGAGGCGTGTGGTGTACAGGGCAGCGGCACGGATGCGGTCGTTGAGTTGGCCTGTATCGTTAAAAATTGAACCAAGATTTATTTTGTTGCAACTTGGGACAAGCCTTGACGCGGTACTTGCTGCCGTAGTGCCATTTATCGCAAAACAATAGTCATTTTCTTTGTAGGCCAACGCAATTTTGTAAACGCCACCAGTTGATGGAACTGCGGGAATAGTAGATACCAAATTATTATTTGCGCCTATAACGGAAATTATCGCATATAGTTGAGTAGTGGACTGAAAACCGATTTGGATTCTATTATTTACTGTCCCATCACTAATTGAAATTATTGAATTTTGTGTGAACCTCGCAACATCCACCTCCACATAAATCGTCCCCTCGGTTTGGCCTATCAGCCCACTCACAAGCGCCCCCGATGCGCTGATGACATCCGCGGCACGGCTTACTGTGCCTGATGTTGTGGGGATGTATGTGGTCGCGATGCTGCCTGTTTCCAGTTGTGCGCCCCAAGTGTAGGCGGTGAGATTAAGTGCGCCTGATGCAGGCCAACTTAAATCGTTGTTGCCTTCGGCCATCCAAAATATAAGTTGCCCATTCAAGTCGCCTGCCGCCAGTGTGAGAGGAGCTGAAATAAGCCTATACCATCCATTGCCGTAATCTACAATGCTTGCGCCTGCCGTCAAAGCCGTTCCACTTGCGAGGTTGAAATATGAGGTTGTTGTTCCACTTGCTCCAGCATAAGCCTCAAACTGCAAAGCACAAAAATTTAAGGGGTTTGTTGCCCCGCGTTTTACAAATAAACTAAAAGTATGAGCGCCTGAAGCGGTTGCGACAATGCCTCCCCCTGTATAATATGCATATTGAGTGGTTCCGCTCGCTGCACCGCCTACATACTTGGTTATACTACCACTCGTTCCGTCAGGAGCAAGAAAGTCGGTACTTCCTGTTGTAATAGTCATTCCACCTGATGCCGTAGGTGTATCTTGTGCCGTCATCTGATTAACCCAA